TAAAGCAGCTCGAAGAAGGCGAAGTATTAGGTGATGAGTTTCAGGTGGAAGAAGAATTGGAGGCGACACAGTTGGCAGGTTTGGAGATTCAAACGGAACCTCCCGAACCTGAAGAGAACGTTGATGAAATTGTTGAAGAAGTGGAAGAGGAAGAGTAAGTGAATGGAGGATTTACCAGAGGGTCTATTTAGAAACGCAATAGACCTAAACCGTTTCAGTAATGGAACATCTAAAAAGCTAATTAATTCTTATAACCGCATCATTCTGAAAGCGGTTGCAGAGTTGAAGCGAATCGAGGCAATGCCAAGCGCAAAACGTCCAAAGGTTCGAGCTGCAAGATTGCGGGCGTTATTGGCTCAAACAAGAGAGAGCTTGAGAACATGGTCAGTTAAAAGCGTCAATGAATTAGCGAAGGATTTAGAAGGGATCGCACAGATTCAATCAGATTTTGCAACGCAACAAATATCAAAAGCTTTATCACCTAGCGCGAAACAGTTCTTGTCTGTTAATTCGATAGAGGTCACGCCAAGTTTTGCAAAGGCGGTTGTTAATGCCGACCCATTAGATATAAGCGCAAGAGTTTTAGGCCAAAGTCTTAACGAGGCTGTTAAAGGGGCATCAGGTAGTTTCAAATTAACAGCAACTCAAGGCTCTCAAATTAGGATGCCAGGAGGGCAGAGCATCACCAAATTATTCAGAGGATTAGCGGAAAAGAATGCAGAATTATTTGCAACGAATGTGCAAGATGGTCTTTTGACAGGTGAAACAACACAGCAAATAGCAAGGCGATTAGTTGGCAATTTGGAGTTTGGAGATATTGGGCCTTTATCCGTTAAGCAGCTTGCTCAATCAGGAGGTGAACTAACGAAGCTGGCAAATCATCAAGTGATGACGTTGACAAGAACAAGTATTAATCAAGTTGCGAACAAGGCAAGCCAGCAAGTTTATAGAGCAAATTCCGATTTAACTTCAAAATATAGGTACGTTGCAACGCTTGATTCACGAACTTCTGGCACTTGTCGAGCTTTAGATGGGAAAGAATTTATTTATGGGAAGGGACCAGAACCAGCGCAGCATTTTAATTGCAGATCAACGACTGTTGCTGTTATTGATTACGACAAGATTCAAAAGAAACATCCCAACGTAAAGCCACCAAGTAAACCATTAGGGAAACGGGCAGCGGCGGGCGGATCAGTGCCGAGCAATACGACTTATGGAAAATGGCTTCATGGCCAAAGATCAAAAACAAAGTCGGGGAATTTATCGAAGTTTGAACCTGGCCCTATGCAGATCAAAACTTTAGGGAAGGAGAAGGCGAAATATTTTAATCGATTAGCAGATAAATATGGTCCAGATGAAGCGATGAAAAAATTCGTCAGGGATGACGGTTCTGAAGTCTCTTTAAAAACTTTTAAGGCACGTTATGGGAAACCTGAAAGCATCAAAATAAAGAAGACAGAAAAATTAGTAGCAAAAACAAAGACCAAGTACAAGCCGCCATCTAAGGCTTTAATTGCTAAGGAAGGTCAATATATGACTGCTGCAGAAAAGGCAGGGAAGGTTAAATATGTTCCGTTAACAGCAGCACAGAAAAAATTAATTGATAACTCTACAGCAGAAGTATTAGCTAAGGAAAAAGAATATGGATTATTAGCTAAAAAAGCTGCATCAATTAAAAACAAGGATGAATACGTTCGACAATCAAGAGAGAATGAGGCGAAGATAAGAAAACTAAAGACTGACTTTAAGAAAACAACAAAGAAAACAATTTCAAATAACGATCACACCTATTACGGCGAAGAATATGTCCTAGGTAAAACCCCTGAACAAGACAAATTCGTCAAGGTAGGAACAGAAAGAATCAAAGAAATGGGATACAAAATAGACAATAAAATGCTTGATGGAACAAAGAAAAAAGGCTGGTCATCTGAGTTTGAAAGGTTAGAAGAGCATATCGCTGGTTGGAAAGGCGGTTCTGCTAGTACCCAAATGGCGCAGAGCTGGCAATTAGAACAATCGGGAGCTGATCTATCTACATTTGCTAAATATAAAGCCAAGTCATTTAAGAAAATGAGAGCAGCAACCCGCAGAAGATTTATTGACCAAGCCGACTCTCTAGAGGATTTCGTGAAACGTTCGCCAAGTTATGACGGCCAAATTCATAGAGGTATGACAATAAGAAAAGATGAATTTGATGAGTTCTTAACAGACCTAGCAACAGGAAAACCAACAGCGGCCTTAGAAAGTTGGTCAAGTCAATTAGATGTTGCAGACGAGTTTGCTGGAATTAAGAGAATAAAAGGAAAGATTGGGGCTGATTCTGGTTTCCAATCTGACAGGGCGCATATCATGTTAACTGTGAAAAAAAATAAGTATGGGTCTTCAATAACTAATTTGGCTAATGATTACCAGCACGAAATGGAAGTATTAATCCCTTCAAAAATACGTTATACAATAACGGATATTGAACAAACCCCTATTGGAGATACTGGCGAAATGTTCTGGAATGTAATTTTGGAACAGATTTAAATTTTTTCGCCGTTAATAGTTAGATTAATTCCTAATTTTCCACATAAGGCAGCGGCAAATTCCGTGTTGTCTCCATTTTTAGGCAGATCGCTTAAATCGATATCGGCTCCTTCTCCAGCAAAAGAAGTAGGTTCTGTAAATCGTTCTGGGTCGGATTTTTTAAATTTATCAGGCATTGATACATTGGGGTTGTTTTGCCATACTTACATCATGCCATAAAAGAGGGGTGTATCCATGTATAAAAAGGGCAAAAAGAAGAAAAAGGGCAAAAAGAAGTAATATGAGGACACAACCCATTTCGATTTATGGCTGAAACATTTTTTCAGAAGCTTGCCAAGAAAAAAGGAGGTTCTGTTGAACCTAATACTGCTCCGCAGAAAGTGAAAGTTCCAAAGAAAAAGCCAAAGGCAAAAAAAGAGGTAGAATAATTATTAATCTTTTAACCCTGCGGGTTATTTATGTCAGAAGAACAAGTTCAAGAGGCTGCGCCTGTTGAAGCTCAAAGCGACGAAACAGACGCACTTAAAACTAGCGTTGCAAACCTAGAGAAAAAGAACAGCGAGCTAATCGCTGAATTGCGGGCTGCAAGAAATAGCAAGCCCAAAGCTCCAAGTGATTATGAAGAGCTGGTTGAGTTCAAGCGAAAAGCGGAGCAAGTAAAGCTCGAATCCGAGGGGAAATATAATGAGGCTTTGCAATCGCGAGAGCAACAATTCAGGGATGCCGTCAAAGAAAAAGATGAAAAGATTAAAGGGCTAGAGGCTCAGTTAAAAGAATTGCAATTAATTACTCCTGCTGTTTCGGCTCTATCTGAATATGTAAGAGATACAGATTATGCGTTGAGCAAATTAGGTAAGGACAAAATCAAGATGGACGCAACCGGAAAAGTTGTTGTTTTATCAGAGGATGGATTTACAGAAACACCATTAAAAGAAGCGGCGACTTCAATGCTGCCAGATTGGATTTTAAAAAAGGAAGCACTTCAAGGTGGCGGCGCACCGATTGGTAAAAGTTCAGGTAAAGGTATCCCGCCAGGATCTAAAAATCCATTTTTACCAGAAACTTATAATTTGACAGAACAAGGAAGACTGTTAAGAACAAATCCTGATTTATATGAAAAGTACAAAACGGCTGCGAGTAGTTAAGATATTATCAATGAGTTACAAAAGGCTGCGCCGATGTGACTAGGGCTGCGCCCAAACTGTAAAAACTTTTTCTTGGAGACTTAATTCGTGGCGACATTACGCTCGGATGTTGTCATCCCAGAGGTCTTTACGCCCTATGTAATAGAGGCCAGTACACAACTAGACGCGTTTTTGCAGTCTGGTGTTGTTCAGCCTATGGCGGAATTGAATGCTTCTGAAGATGGCGGCGATTTTATAAAAGTCCCATTTTGGTCTGCGAACCTTAGTGGCGATTTTGAAGTTCTATCAGATAGTTCTTCTTTAACTCCTGGCAAGATCACAACTGGTCAGCAAATAGGAGTTGTATTGCACAGAGGACGTGCATGGGAGTCAAGAGACTTAGCTGCTCTTGCTGCTGGTGCTGATCCAATGGCTGCAATCGGTCAAAAAGTAGCGGCTTACGTTGCAAACCAAAGACAGAAGGATCTTCTTTCTGCTCTATCTGGATGTTTCGGAAGTATTAACGCTAACGATTCAAACAGTGCTTTCTTCCCTCTTTGCGTTGATTCAGAGAGTGGCGATTCTCCAACAGCTCTAAGCCCAAGGCATATTGCAAAAGCAAGAGCCATCCTTGGAGATGCTGGCGAGAAGCTTTCTGTAATTTGTATGCACTCAAAAGTGTATTACGACTTAGTAGAAAGAAAAGCTATCGATCGTATTTACGACAACACTGGTACTGCTGACGGCGGCGCAACTGCTGGTTCAACAGCTAGTGCTTTTGGTGGCGTAGGTGTTCCAACATTCATGGGCCTTCGCGTCATCGTTTCTGACGATGTTGCAACAACAGGTTCAGGCTCAAGCACTGAGTATTCAACTTATGTGTTTACTCCTGGCGCTGTTGGAACAGGCGAACAGGCAGCAATGAAGACTGAGACTGACAGGGACATCCTTGCTAAGTCCAGTGCTTTAGCTATTGATTTGCATTATTGTTATCATCCTGTCGGCGTGAAATGGGCGACTACAGACACGAATCCTACAAGGACTGAATTAGAAACCGTAGCCAAATGGTCGAAGGTTTACGAGACAAAGAACTGCGGCATCGTGAGAATCACGAATGTCAGCAACCAGGATTGAGGTACTAACTAATGGCATCAATCTTTGAAGCAACAGCGGGCAAACTAATCGGCCCGACTACTGGAGGCACAGTTACTCAAGCAACTTCTAAAGCTACTGGGGTAACACTAAACAAGGCTTCTGGTCAGATCACATGTGATAACGCAACCCTCAATGCAGGTGTTGAAGTTTCTTTCACAGTGACCAACAGCGAAATTGCAGCAACAGATGTAATCGTGGTTAACCACGCATCTGGCGGAACTGCTGGGTCTTATTTGGCTCAAGCAACCGCAGTTGCAGCGGGTTCATTTGCGATCACTATCACAAACACCTCTGCTGGAAACTTAGGCGAAGCAATTGTCCTTAACTTCGTTGCACTAAAGGGTGCATCTAGCTAATGGGCATGGCCGCATTTAGGCGGATGAGGGAACAAAACGAGGCCGCTGCCAAAGCGGCGGCTTCTGTTCCACCATCAAAGCCAAAAAGAAAACGTAAACCAAAAGCCAAAGCATTAACAAATGGCGATCACGATAGTCGCGACAGCGGGATCAGCGACGGCGAATAGTTACATCACATTGTCGGATGCAGAAGACCTCATTGATGGTCTAATCAAAGATGATGATGTTGTTGCTTGGGCTTCCGCTTCTACTGATGATAAAAACCGCGCTTTATACACAGCGACGCAGCGGATTGATCGCGAAAGATTTTTAGGCGCAAGAGCAACAGATACTCAAGCTTTGCAATGGCCGAGAACTGGAGTGAGAAAACCAGATACTTATATCAATACTTATGCAACGGGGTTTCCTTTTCGTATAACAACTGATTATTTTACCGATACAGAAATTCCAGACCAAATCCAAAAAGCTCAAATTGTTTTAGCGGTTTATTTAAGTAATAACAAAGCGGCTTTAAATTTGACAGGGCTTGAGGCGTATGAACGTGTTGGTGTTGGAGGGATAGCCGTGTCACCATATAGACATGGCCCAGTTTGGGCGGATAATATTCCGCCTATGGTTGAGCGTTATTTTACTGGCCTTAGAATAGGAGGACCAGGCAATGTTTCCATTAAACGGAGTTAATTTTCCTTCATGACTTACCCCGCCGCAATCATCATCACAGACACATCTGCTCATACTGGCAGATTTGGCAAGGTCCATTGTTTGACCGCTGCTGAAGCAACTTTTGTTGCTGAAAATCTTACAGAGAACGGATCATCAACTATTAATGGAATCACGATGGGCGTTGGTTCTGAAGTTGAGGGAGTTATTACAAGTATCACTTTGGCAAGCGGCCAAGTTATCGCTTATAGGCTCTAATGAGTTTAGCCAAGGCATTACAGAAAGCAGCAAGCACTGCGACGAGCATTCCTGGCATCGGCGTTAATGTTGTGGTTCGGGCTGTATCAACTGGCTCATATAACACAACAACAGGAGCGATCGCAGAAACAACTTCTGATACGACTGTTAAAGGTGCTTTCTCTGACGTTAATGCGCGTGAGGTTAATGATTTAATCCAAGCGGATGATCGTAAATGCACCGTTCCCGCTGCTGATTTTACCAACGCTCCAACCACTGCGGATCGTGTCGTTTATGGCGGAGTTGATTATCAAATTATTAGAGTGCATACAGTCAGCCAAGCGGGTGTCGATTTAACTTATGAAATGTATTTAAGAGCATGAGAGACGTACCTTTTGACAAGATGCCTGAATATTGGAGCGAGAAAGGTGACGAATTTATGCGCTTATTAATTCTTGAGGCGGATCAAGCTATTAAGGAAAACACCCCTGTTGACACGGGA